TTTCGTCTGCCTTGTAGTGCTCCCTGTAAACGTGGAGCACGTCGGCGCTCTCGTCATGTGCGGCCCACAGATGGCAGAAGGGCGCGCGGGCGCCGAAGTCGATCCCGCCGTAGCGGGGCCAGTGTGCCGGGGGGTCGAAGGACGGGACGACGTAGGGCGGGCCGTTGTGGAAGTCGGGGTGCACCGCACCCTCAAGCGCGACGATCTCGCCGCGGAGGCGCGACCGGCGGATGGCTTCGGGCTTCCCGGCCCACTTGTCAGCGACGACGGTCGGGCTGACGTGCGGGTTGTCCATCGCATGGAGGAAGGCCACGAACAGGCGCGGCGGCGGGGGCGTGCCTTTGTCCAAATGCCCAACGTTGGTGAGCAGGAAAGGGGTCCAGCCCGACAGGGGTGTCATCGTCGCGTAGACAAGGCCGTCGTAGTCGATGGTCCGGGCGCCGATGCTGTCGAACCCCTGCACAGACTGCGGCTCTTCGTCGACCCACGCGCCGTGGATTTTGGCGCCCTCAAAGGGGTTTTTCGCGTTGCCCTCGCTGGTGTTCTGGGCGAATGCCTTGCATACGATCTTGCCGCCGCCGGGCAGCCGGACCTCCGCCTCGTTGTCGGCCTCCCAGCCCCGCCGCTTTGACCCGGCGGGCAGGTACTTGTCCAGCTTCTCGCGCTGGATCGTGCGCGACATCGTGTGCGTCTGCGACACCGCCCAGAACAGGCCGGGGCCGCGTTGGATGCGGTCAAGCGACAGGCCGTTGAGTCGCGCCCATGCCTGCGTGTCGGGGTGGTCGGCGCCCTGTGCGATGGCCACAGCGACCTGCGCGCCGGCTTCGGTCTTGCCGGTGCGGCTGCCGCCCAACAGGAACGCCTTATCGAAGTCCCCGGCGAGAAGGGCGCGCACCGCGCCAATCTGCGACGTGCGGGACTCCTCGATGCCGCAGACCGGACATCGGTGGATCGTGCCGCGGACCTCGATCATCGGCGCGCCGCGGCGGCCCTTGGGCGGCGCGGGGGCGGCCGGGTCGGGGTGGGGGCAGGTGCGGCACTCGGGCGCCCAGAGGCGGGCGTAGGCGAGCGGCGACGCCTTGCGCGCGGCGTCCTGCGCGTCGAGGATCGCCTCGTAGTCCTCGATCAAGTCGAGGATCTCATCAGGGACGCGCTTGCGGGTTGCGCGGTAGGCCGCGACCCGCCGGGCGAGCTCGGCGAGGGCGGTAGCCGGGTCCATCAGTCCTCCGCGCCGTCGTCCTCGTCTTCAACGGGCGCCGCGCCGGGGGCGACGTCATCCTCCCCGTCGTCGGCGCCCTCGTCATCGTCGTCGGCCTCATCCGGCGGGGGCAGGGTCGCGAGCGCCGCGCCCAAGCGCTCCGACAGGCGGGCGAGACGGTCCTCGGGGGACTCGTCCGTCCGACTCTCCAAGACCTCGACGGTCGATGTCTTGCCGACGCCGATCCGGTCAAGGATGGCGATGGCCGCGTTGACCTGCGCGGCGGGCGGGGCGGTCGTGTCCTTGGCGATGCGCACCAAGGCAGCGACGGCGGCGAACCGGCCCCCGCGCAGCGCGCCGCGGGTTGCCTTGGTGATCTCAGCGACCCGGCGCTCGATCTCGGCCTTGACATGGGGCCGCTTGAGCGCGACGTCGACGCCCTTCTCGGTCAGGCCGCAGTATTCGGCGGCCTTCCGGCGCGTCATGCCGTTGGCGATGGCTTCGGCGAGGAGCACGTTTCTCGGGGTGAGGCGGCCGACGGTCATGTCATGCCCTCGCTTTGCGGTGTTCGGGGGAGAGGATGCAGGGGACGGTGTTCGGCCAGTTGATCTTGTGATGGATGCGGTAGGCCGGAGAGCGTGGGTCGCCGGTTGTGCCGATCTGGACGGATGAAGGCTGCACCATGACGGTATAGAACGACTTCACGTAAGTACCGAACGCAAGGTAGATGTCGGTCAATCCTCCCGGCGCTGCCTGGGTTTGTGCTTGGTTTAGCTGTGCTTGCAGGACTGTAAAGAACAGCCGTCCGCGCGACCCGAGCGAAACGTAGGTGTTGACGTCGTCGTTGAGTTTGCCGCAGAAGTAGAACGGCCGGTCAACGTCGCAAACAAAGCTATTCATAGCCTTCCGTCTGAGGGTCTGCTGATTGCCGATGCCACCGATGTGGTCGCCACCTTGGGCCATCGCCACGCAGTCGGCGCCGCTGCTGATCAAGAACTCTACCAAAGCCTCGACGCACTCGTCAATGTCAAACAGGGGGTATGCCCCGTAGTCCCCCGCTGAGTTGAACCGCAGATAGAAACCGCCATAGTCGTCGTCCAACTCAATGAAATACCGATAGCCGTCGGCCTTCGCGATGCCCCAAAGCGCGTTCCGGGCGTAGATCACCGACCTGCGCTCGTCGAAGTTGTCCATCTCGTCGAAGAGCAGCGCGGCCTCAGCCTTGCTGAACTTGACGACCTCGGCGCCGTAGCGCTCGACGTACTGGGGGCCGGTCTTGTCCTCGTCATCGATCACGATGCGGATGGGGCCTGTGTAGCCGGCCTTGCGGAGCGTCTCGTAGGTCTTGACGTTGTCCGGCCTGCCGTGGCTGAGGATGTAGGCGCAGAAGTCAGGACGCATCGGCCGCGCTCCGGTCTGCAAGCTGCCCGAGCCGCTCGGAGAGGTGGACGAAGCCGTTCTCGATGGCCTTGTCGAAGTCGATGATGACCAGCGCCGAGCGCTCCATGAGGTCTTGCAAGGCCGGGTCGGCGTGGCAGTAGAACTCGGCGATCTGCCTGTACTTGAAGACTGTGTGCCGATGGGCGGCGGCGATCATGAACGCCCGGACGTCGGGTGGCAGGTTCGCGCGCTCGATCTCGGCGATGAGCGCCGACGTCTTGCCCTGATCGAAGAGCTCCGACGTCTCGGGGCGGTTGCCCTTCGGCGTGTAGGTCGGCGCCTTGACCTTGCGCGTGTACGGGTTGTCCTCGATCACGTCGGCGGGCTTCGGGACGTCGACGGCCGGGCCGGCGGGGCCTTGCGATGCGGGGGTGACGACCTCGGCCTTGGGTGCCGGGCCGGTGTTGATCGGGTCGGCGCTAACCTCGCCGTCGTCGTCGCTGATGCCGTCGATGTACTTGTCGATCTCGGCGTCGGAGAAGCCGAGCCCCGAGAGGTCGAAGAGCTCTTCATCGAGTCCCTGCAGTGCCTCGGCAAGAAGCGCCTCATCCCACTCCGCGAGCTCGCCGAGCTTGTTGTCGGCCAGCGCGAGGGCCTTCGCCTGCGCCGGGTCCAAGTCCATGAACCTGACCAGCACCTTGTCGAGTCCGAGCGACTGCGCGGCGGCCCAACGGGTGTGGCCGGCGATGATCACGTTGTCGGCGCGCCGGGCGATGATCGGCGAGGAGAAGCCGAAGCGCTTGATCGAGCCGGCGACTTCTTTGATGGCGGCCGCGTTCTTCCGGGGGTTCTTGTCCCACGGCTTGATCGCGTTGATGTCGACCCACTCTGCTTCCGCCACTTTGGTCCCCCCTTGCCCCTACGGCCCGTCCTGCAGCCCCCAGGCGCGCCCTGTCAGGCCGCCCGACCCTTGACCCTGCCCCGCGGCTGCGGCCCGTCCTGGGGCCTTGCAGCGCGGCAGGGAGGCCGCCCGCGCCCTCCGTCCGGACCTTGTGCCCGGCGCAGGTCCGGGCGGCTTGTCGGGTAGGCGCGGGCGGCCTGCCCCGACAATAGCGCGGGGAAAGGGTGGGGTCAAGGGGTCCGGTGGTGGGCCCGGGCGGGACAGAGCCGCCCGCCTCTCTGACCATCACGGCCCGATCTGGCCTCTGTAATATCAACGGCTTGCCAGGGCCGGGACAGAGCGCCTAAGCGCCGGGACAGCGCGATAGCTGGCCTGCATCCATCGTTGTCGCCCAATATCAGCCCTCCGCAGGCGGGACGGACAGCCGCAGAGAGGACCCTCCACGGGGCTCTCGGTTTTTACAATTTTCGGCCCTTGGGGCTACTGGAAAAGTTTGTTTTTCGCTCTCCCTCATACGTACCCTCTAAGATCCTGTCCCTTGTCCTCATGTGGTGCCTATGCGCTACTGCTCTACGTTCTCGCCAAATCTGGGGGCTACCACCAAAGCGCCAGTCTGTCCTGCCCCCGCCTCCCCCAGACGCACCAAGGGCCGCCCACGGCACCCCGCAAGCGGCCCCACCAGCCCAAAGCATCGCGCCTGTGGGCTTAGTTGTCGTCGGCTCTGTCGGGCATCCACCGCTCGCCGTCGAAGTCCGGCAGGCTCGGGTCCGCCCCCATCGCCGGGGCCTGCGGGGCCGCCTGTCCGGTCCGGCCGGGGCGCCCCTCAAACGGCGCGATGGCCTTGGGCGCCCCGGGCACGGCATGGTCCGGCAGGGCCGCCCCCAGCCGCACGCCGACCGCGCGCCCACGGCTGCCTGCGACGACCACCCGCGGGTTCGCCCCGGCCGCGTCGACGACGCGCCAGCCCCGGTCAGACCACCGGGCCAAGACCTCCGCGGGCCTGAACCCCGCGCGCGCGAGCACGTTGTCCAGCGCCCCGGGCAGCCAGTACACGGTCCCGGCGTCAGGGTCGTACACGCCCGCCCAGCCCGCGGCGGGCACGTCCGCCGACGACACCGGCGCGCCCTTCAGCGCCCAGCGGTCGGGGTGGGCCATCCGCTCCGACTCCGCAGCCAACAGCGCAGCGAGGGGCTGGTCAGCGTCCGCAGCCCCGGCGCGCAGCGACGACAGCAGGGCCGCGCGCATCCCGTCCCAGGCCGCTGCGGTGATGGTCAACACGCCCCACTCCACCGCCGCCGCCACGGCCGCCAGGACCGCCGCAGCGGGCAGCCGCAGCCGCAGGGCCACGCCCTCCGCCCCGGTCCCGAGCTCGGCCCGCAGCCATTCGGCCCACACGTCATACAGGCCGCGCACATGCTCAAGCGCCCCGGGCTGACAGAGCGCCCGGACGAACGCCGCGCCGGTGTGGCCCCAAGACCGCCGGGCCGCCAAGGTCGCGCGCTCTGCCTCATCCGCTGTCCGGAACACCTGCCCCCAGAGCGGCAGCACCCGGGCCCGCGTGCCGGCGTCGCTTGAGAACGACGTCAACGGCTGCTCACCGGTCAGGATGCCGACCGACCGCCACGTCCGCAGCGCCCGCACCCCGCCGTCCGCAGAGCCCCGGCCGCGCTCGGTGCCGGACGTCAGGCTGTAGACCACCCGGGCGATGCGCTTGGGGTCCGTCTCGGTCTTGGTGTCGTCCAAGTACACCGGAAGGCACCCAAGGAACGACGCGCAGGCGAAGACAAAGACGTCCGTGTCCCGCCACGTGCGGATGAGCGACTCAGGCGACCCCCAGACCGACGCCGCGACGGTCAGCGCCGACGTCTTGCCGCCCGATGTCGCGCCGGCGATGTCCAAGATCCATCCCTGCAGGCCAAGGGGCCGCAGCAGCGGCGAGGCCAGCGCCGCGCCGACTGCGCACCACAGCGTCGGGGTCGCCGATGCCATCACGTCCGCAAGCGCATCAGCGCGCCCCGCAGGCCGCAGGGCCGCGGCCATCGCATCCAGGCCATCCGGGGCGGCCAGCCGCACGGGCGCCGCGCCGGGCGCGCAGCCGATCCACCCCGGCGCGCCGTCCTTGCCGTTCGGGCCGATCCACCCGTCCGGCTCGGGGTCCGGGCCGATCCACCCAAGGCGCGGGGCGACGGCCGCCGCGGTCCCAATCAGCGTCCGATAGGTCCGGTCGGTCAGCAGGTCCGCGAGCCAATCGACCAGCGACCGGGCCACGTCGCCCGCGGTCACCGGCGCGCCGTCCTGCGCGAGCTCGACCAGCTTGCGCGGGTCCGCGATGACCGTCCGCCCGACCGTCTTGGTGCGCCAGACCCCAGCGCCGTCCGCCGGCCCCGGGCCTGCCTCAGCGCGCCAAGCCAGGGTCACGACCTCATGGCCGTGCTCGACATCGAGGCCCCGGTCAACGATCCACACCGCACCCGGCGCCGCGACCCGGATCTTGATCTGCGGGCCGTCGTCGCTCTTGCTCTCCACCTCCCGGAACGCCCGCAGCGCCCCGTCCGACCCGACCGCCCACCATTCCGCCCCATCGGCCAAGCCGTGCCGGTGCGGTGCGATCAGGCGCCCGCCGCACTTCACCGCGACCGCAGGCCGCAGGGCCGGGGGCAGTGCCCAGACCGGCACGGGGCCGCGCCCGAAGCCGACCGACCCGCCCGCACCCTCGTCCTGCCCGCCGGACGCCACCCGGGCCCTGCGCGCTGCGGTGCGCTGCTTGCCTGCCGCCTCCTCAGCATCCCGGATCGCGCCGATCATCCCGGCGATCTTGCCGCCGAAGCCATGCACGCCAGCCAAGTCTGCCAAGACCTCCCGCAGCCCAGCGCCCGGCAGGCCCGGCCCGCACGGCTCCGCCCTCCACAGCGGGTCACCCTCGATCCACTCCCGCAGCCGGACCAGCGCCCCGATGCGCTCGGCCTTGTCCAGCGCCGGCGTCGCCAGGGCCGCCGCCCAGCCCGCCGCGGGCGCCCATACCGCCGCCGCACGCGCCATCGCCGCCGGCGTGCCGTCGCGCCACGTGGCGATGTCCTGCCCCTCTTGCCCTTCGTCGTCGTAGCTGTAGCCCATCAGACCCCCAGAAAGCCGACAGCGTCGGCATATTCGATGACCCGCACCCCTTCACCCGCCCCGTAGCCGCACGTATTGACGTGGTCGCACCGCGCGCGCCCCTTGGTCACTCCGAACCACACCCCGGGGCGCCCGCAGGCCGGACACAGCGCCTTGCGGACCGTCTGCCCGCCGTCCGGTCCGGTCACGATCCGGCCCCCGGCGTGCGCTCCCACGCGGGCCCGCAGATCAGGGTCCACCGCGAAGAGCTTCCGGCGCAAGCGGCCCGCCGCGTCCTCGCCGCGGTCCGCGTGCCGTTCGGCCGCCGCACGGGCTGCCGATGCCTGCGCCGCGCGGCGCGCCCGGTTCTCCGCCTCAACCTCGGCGCGGGCCTGGGCCTTCACGTCGACGTCCAGCGCCAAGTCCAACAGCGACAGCAGCCGACCGGGGCGCCATCGTGCATAGTGCGGCCCGCCGTGGCCCTCCGCATGACCAAACCAGATGCGCGACGGGTCCAGCGTTTTCGCATCGGCCGCCCCGCCCTCATCGGCGAGGATCGCCCTGTATACCCCGGACCACACAGGCCCCGGCACAGGTTCGGCAAGCGGCAGCACGATCCGGCACTTCGGCCGGTCCGGCCGATGCGACCACGATGTATAGACCAGCCGCTCGTAGCCAGCCCACCGGTCCAGGGCCTCGACAGGCCCCACGCCGTCGTCGTAGTCCAGCGTCAGCGCGAAGACGTGCGCCACGCCGTCGGCCTTGCGTCGCCCGCGATCATCCTCGGGCCGGTCCGCGTCCGGGCGCCAGGACACCGCAGACCAGCACGGGCACCGGACCTTGGCCGCGTCCTGCGCCTTCCGCCCGTCCGGCAGGACCGCGGGCACCGGGCCGCCGGACGCATGGCGCGCCGCGAGGACACCGCGCGCCCATCCCCACGTCGTCACGCCCGCCCAGACCCACCGTGCGCCCAGCGCGCCGTCGTACAGCGTCATGGCGAAGGGCAGGCCATCGTGCGCGCCGGCGGTCACAGGCGGTCCCCCAGGCGCCCGGCCTTGAGCATCGGCACCAGTCTGGCCGCCTCGGGGTCACGCTGCGTCAGCGCCGCCGCCCGCAGGTCATGGCACTCACCCGCGGTCCCGGCCGCTTCCGCCGCCGCGCGGCTGCCGCCGGCCCACACCACCGCATCGCGTTGACGCTGCGACGGGGGCTGCAGGCGCCAGCGCTCTTCGGCCGCGGCCTCCTTGATCGTCTGCCGCAGGTAGTCCGCGGCCAGCGCATCGACGACCGACCAAGTCACCGGCGCGGCGACCAAGGGCCGCAGGATGTCCGCCCCGGTCGGGTAAGGGTTCTCCCCGGTCCGGTCATCCACGCCGCCCCGGCGCCCGACGTAGCGCAGACCGATCACGTACCCGTCTTCGTTCTCAGCGTCGCCGGACTGAACCACCCAAAGCGCCCCGGCGCGCTTGCTCTCGTGCTTCGGGATGGACTCCAGAAAGCAGACCCGCACGTGCTCGCCGCCGACCTGCGCGTGCGCCCACGGCACCTGCAGGCCCCGGCGCTCCCGGTCCAGGGACATCGCGCCGACTGCCTTGACCACGCGCACGATGTCGGTCCCGACGATCTTGGTCAGCACGTCATCGCCGACGTCCTGCCCGACGGCGATCTCATTGACCCGCTCCCACTTGACAAACTCCTTGCCATCCTTCGTGACGTCCGGCGTCCCGACCGCGAAGATCGCGGCGCGCAGGCCGGTGTCCTGTCCGGCCAGCAGCGCGCCTTTGGTCCGACCGGCGACGACCGGCAGGGCGCGCACCAACCGCCCGTCGCCCGGCACGATCTCCACCCCGTTGATCGTCAAGGGCACCCGAGGCTCGTAGGTCGCGCCCGGCAGGGGCGGCCCGGCAGCCTCCTTGCCTTCGCCGTCGCCGCCCAAGACCGCGACGCCGAGCACCCCGTGATGCTCCTTGTGGGCGCCCGCGAGGTCAACGACGATGCACTCGTCCTTGCCCGGCGCCAAGCGCAGGCCGCGCCCGACCGCTTGCAGCCAGAGCGGCTTTGACGTGAACGGCCGCGCCGCGACGATGCCCGCGCAGCGCGGCAGGTCCGTGCCCTCGGTCAGCACGCCGACGTTCACGATGACATCGACGTTGTGGTGCAAGAAGTCCGTCAGCATCGCCCGGCGCTTGCCGTCCGGCGTGGTGCCGGTCAGCAGCGCGGCGCGCCAGCCCCCAGCGATCAGGGCCTCCGCGGTCAGGTCCGCCTGCCGCACGTTCGCGCAGAAGACCAGCGACGGCACGGGCTGCCCTGTCTGCGCCCCGACGCGCAGGTGTTCCTCCATCGCATCGACGGTCGCGGGGACCACCCCGAACCGGATCAGCGCATCGCCCAGCCGCTCATCGTTGCCGGTGTCTTCGATGGCCTTGATCTCGGCCCGCTGCACTTCGTCGAGCTCGAGCTGCTCATCGACGAACCGCGGCGGGCACAGGTAGCCCTCCCGGATCGCGTCCGCGATGGCGTAGACGTGCGCCGGCTCAGGGCCCCAGAACGACGCCAGCGACACACGGTCGGTCCTTTCCGGCGTCGCGGTCAGCGCGACCCAGTCCACCGGCGCGCCCGCCTCGGCCCCCGCGTCCTCGATGGACTGCATCAGCGCAAGGTAGCGCGCCCCGAGCGACCGGTGCGCTTCGTCGACGATGACCAGCCCCGGCGTGCCGTGCTTCAGGTAGTAGGCCAGCCGCTCGGGGCCGCACAGCGTCAACGCCGACGCCATGACGATCTGGGCCCCGGCTTGGTTGCGGTTGGCCTGCACAACGCCGCACCGCCGCGCAAGCTCCGGGTCGACGCCGATCAGCGCCTCAATCGGCTGCGTCAGGAGCTCCGCCCGGTGGGCAAGCCAAAGCACCCGCAGACCGGGCTCCTCCGCGATGCGCCGCTGGATCAACGTCAGCGCCGTGCGGGTCTTGCCGCACCCCGTGGGCAGCACGATCATCGCCCGGCGCGGCTCGCCGCGGGCGGCCTTCGTGGCAATCATGGCGCGCGCGGCCGCTATCGCTTGCTCCTGGTACGGACGCAAAGCGACGGCCGGCCGGGGCGCGCCCGGTCCGATATTGTTCATGTTGTGGCAGTCCTCTTGCTGGGCCGCTCGGGACCGCTCCCCCCAGCCCCGCCGCGCGCCCTTGGCCAAGGCGCGCGACGGGGTGCCCCGTGCGTGGGGCGGAGGACGGCCGCTGTCGGCACTCAGGTTCTACCGCAGGCCCGCGCGGCTGTCAACCGCAGGTCTGCGATCTTTCTTGCCCGCCGCTATTGACCCCTTCCCCTTCCCGCGCTACGCTCCCCCCAGCCCACCCAGGAGCCCGCCACATGCGCACCCCAATCGAAGTCGGCCAAGTCAGGGCCGACCCAGACCCGCGCCACAAAGGCCGCACCGTCACCGTGATCGCTGTCAACGTCTTCGACGCCACGGTCAAGTCCAACCACGGGCGCACCTCCCGCATCTACCGCGAGCGCTTCGAACTCTGGCCCGTCGTCCCCACCCAACAGGAGCCCAAGCCATGACCGTCAACAAGTGCATCCTCATCGGCAACCTCGGCCGCGATGCCGAGCTCCGCAACACCACCTCCGGCATGCAGATCGCGACCCTGCGCCTCGCGACCACCGACCGCCGCAAGGACGCCAGCGGCCAGTGGACCGACCACACCGAATGGCACTCCGTCGTCTGCTTCGACAAGCTTGCTGCCCTGATGGAGCGCTTCGGCAAGAAGGGCAAGCCCCTCTATGTCGAGGGCCGCATCCAAACCCGCGAGTACACCGACAAGGACGGCCAGAAGCGCTGGTCCACCGAGATCATCGCCGGCGAGATCCGCCTGCTCGGCGGCCGCGAAGACAGCGCCGAGGCTGACGCCAGCCGCGACCGCACCGGCCACAACCGCCCCGAGGCCGACCGCAGCGCCGACCGGCAGGCCAGCAAGCCGCCCGCCCGCGCCCCGGCGAAGGCGCCGGCCGATGACTGGGGCGATGACGGCGTGCCCTTTTAGACCACCGGAGCGACGATGCCCGCCATCACCACCGACCACACCGACGCCCTCGACATGGCCGAAGCCGTCATCGCCGCCATCCACACCGCCGCGCGCCGCACCGGCGCCCAACTCCGCATCGAGCGCGGCGTCGTCGCTGCCGCGGCCCGCCGCCTCATCGCCGAGGGCGCCAACCCCGCGCACGTCCGCGCTGACCTCGTGGCCGGCGCCCTGCGCTTCACCGCACCGGAGCCCGCGTGACCGCCCCCCAACTCTCCGACCGCTTCGCCGCCTTCCTCTCCGCCCGCAACAGCGGCATCGGGCCCGCCGCTGCCGCTGCCGAGGCCGGCATCGGGCCCGACGACGTGGCTGCACTCGCTGAGTCCGCGACGCTGGCACTGTCCGGCCAAGCCATCATCGGCAGGGACCGCGACCGCTACCGCGAAGCCCACCGGCACGCGCACATGGACGGCCAGCGTCTTGAGCGCGCCCGCACCGTGGCATGGCTGCACGAAGCCGGCCTGTACAGCCACGCGGCCGCCCTCGCCCGCCTGCCGCTTGTCGAGCACCCCGTCCCGCCCGAGATCGGCGTGCTTGCCTACGCCGCCGATATGAAGGAGCCCACCGCATGATCGCCCACGACGCCCCCGACCCCATCAACCCGACCGCGGGCCTGCGCTGCCCGACCTGCGGCCGCACCCCGCGCCTGTCGGTGACCCCGCCCGAGACGCACCCGCCAATCGACGCGGAGGCGGAGCTGACGTGCTGCAGGCACTACGCCCACGCCGCGGGCGCCACCGCCGTCGGCGCAGCCGAGGATGCCGCGGGGCGATGGGTGCGTCTGTTCCCGGTGACCGATGCGGGCGGGGGCGTTGATCCCGACCCTGCCCCCTGATCGTCTAAATAACTATCGCGCGCCTATTGACTACCAGAGACCAGGGCGATAGGCTCTGTGTGCGGCGCCGGTCCACGGGCCGCCACGGAGGACCATGAACGACCAAGACCACTACCGCGCCTTCTTGGAGGCCAAGCGCACCGAAGCCCACCCCGCGGGCTTTGCGTGGGCTCCGCCCGATGACTGCGCGCTCTTCCCCTTTCAACGTGAGATCGTCCGTTGGGCCGTCCACCAAGGCCGCGCGGCGATCTTCGCCGACACCGGCCTTGGCAAGACCGGCATGCAGCTTCACTGGGCCGCCGCGGTGCGCGCCCACACCGGCCGCCCGGTGCTGATCCTGACGCCGCTTGCCGTGGCCGCGCAGACGGTCCGCGAGGCGGCCAAGTTCCGCATCGCCGACGTCGCCCAGGTCAGGGACGCATCCGAAGTGCGCCCCGGGCTGATCGCGGTTTGCAACTACGACCGCCTCGACAAGCTGGACGCCGACGTCTTCGCAGGCGTTGTCCTTGACGAGTCGTCCATCTTGAAGAACTACACCGGGGCGATCAAGCGCGCCCTGATCCGGTCCTTCGCTGCAACCGCCTACAAGCTGGCCTGCACCGCGACCCCGGCCCCGAACGACCACACCGAGTTGGGCAACCATTCCGAGTTCCTTGGCGTGATGGACTCACATCGCATGTTGGCCCGCTGGTTTATCAGCGACCAAAGCGAAGCGGGCAAGTACAAACTCAAAGGCCACGCCGTCCGGCCCTTCTGGGATTGGGTGACGTCGTGGGCAAGGTGCATCGGCCGGCCGTCGGACATGGGGCCGTTCGAGGACGCCGGGTACGCGCTGCCCGACCTCAACCTCCACCGCCACACGGTCAAGGTCGACACGACCACCGGCCGCGCCGACGGGATGCTCTTCCGGCAGGCTGATCTCTCCGCGACCGGCCTTCACCGAGAGAAGCGCCAGACCACCGAGGACCGCGCCGCTGCCCTCGCCGCGTTGGTGCGCGCCGAGCCGCATGAGCCGTGGATCTTGTGGTGCGAGACCAACTACGAGGCCGACGCGCTGCGCGCTGTTCTACCCGAAGCCGTCGACGTCCGGGGCAACGACACCCCGGAGGCCAAGGCCGACCGCTTGCTGGGCTTCACCGACCGCGGCGGCGTGCTGATCACGAAGCCCGGCATTGCCGGAATGGGGCTCAACTGGCAACACTGCGCCCGCGTCGGCTTTATCGGCCTGTCGTACAGCTACGAGCAGTTCTATCAAGCCGTCCGCCGTTGCTGGCGCTTCGGGCAGGCCCGCCCGGTCGACGTCCACGTCATTGCTGCCGAGACGGAGACGCCGATCTGGGCTGTCATCGAGCGCAAGGCCGACGACCACGAAGCGATGAAAATCGAGATGTTCGCGGCATCCCGCCGCGCCGTGGCCCGGTCCTACGACCGCGACCCGTACCACCCAACCCACCAAGCCCGCATCCCCGCGTGGCTTGTCACCCGCTGACAATGGAGCCGACCATGACGACCGAACCCACCGACCGCACCAACCCCGCCCCCATCGCCTGCCTCGGGTCCGCCCACGGCGAAGACTTCACCCTCTACAACGGCGATTGCGTCGAAGTCCTGCGGCAGCTTCCCGCCCACAGCGTTGACCTCGCGCTGTTCTCGCCGCCCTTCGCCAACGTCTACACCTACAGCGACAGCGCCCGCGACTTGGGCAACGTCGACAGCGAAGATCACTTCATCGAGGGCTATCGCTTCGTCGCCCGCGAGCTCTACCGCCTGACCCGCCCCGGCCGGATCTGCGCGGTGCACTGTAAGCAGATCATCCGCTACAAGGGCAGCCACGGCCGCGCCGGCTGGCACGACTTCCGGGGCGACCTGATCCGGGTGCACGAAGAGGAAGGCTGGCAGTACGCCTGTGAGTACGTGCTCTGGACCGATCCTGTCGTTGAGCAACGCAAGACCAACAACATGCGACTGCTCTACAGCCAGCTCCGCAAGGACAGCAGCTTCAGCGGCGCGGGGATGCCTGAGTACGTGCTGATCTTCCGCAAGTGGGCCGCCGAGGGCGAAGAGGACTTCGTCAAGCCCGTGCCGCACACGTCCGAGACCTTCCCGCTGGATCAGTGGCAGAAGTGGGCCTCGCCCGTGTGGATGGACGTCCAGCACACCAACACCCTGAACGTCGCCGCCGCCCGCGAGGACGCCGACGAAAAGCACATGTGCCCGCTGTCGCTTGACGTGATCCACCGCCTCTGCGTGCTCTACAGCAACCCGGGCGAAGTCTGCCTGTCGCCCTTCGCAGGCGTCGGGTCCGAGGGCGTCGGCTGCCTGCGCAATGAGCGCAAGTTCGTGGGCATCGAGCTCAAAGAGTCCTACTTCAACCGCGCCGCCGAGAACCTGCGCGCACAGGAGGGCACCAAGCGCCAGCCGTCGCTCTTCACCCCGCGGTAGCCCACCACCCGCACCCATCCACCCCGAGCCCCGACGCCCCACCCGGCGCCGGGGCTTCGTGCTGCCCGGCCCCAACGCAAGCGGCCGCCCGGACTACCCGGACGGCCACCGCGCCCGGCCGAGGCCCCTCCCGGCCCGTGCGCCTGCCCGCCTACCACGCCGCGGCCCAAACGCAAAGGGCCGCCCGGTGTGACCCGAGCGGCCCGAGGTGTTCGCAGCGTGGGAGCCTTGCGGTCCGCACGTCGTAAGCACCCTGCGACGCCCCAACCATACCCCACCACCGCCCCACGCGCAAGCAAGGGCCGCCGAGGTCACCCCCCGACGGCCCCGTGACGCCTCCCACGCTTGGCGGGTGCGCTGGCGGCAGTCTACACGATGCTGCACGCCCCGGACGTGCAGGCGAAGGTCTGCGCGGCCTCACTGACGCCGTTCTCGTACAGGGCCAGCGCCGACCAATCGACATCCGGCAGGGCAGCGACGCGCGCGGCGTACTCGCCATCCTCCAGGGTGGTCAGCGGCATGCCGTAGTACACCGCACCATCGTCCGGCAGGAACGACACCCCGCCCAAGCGCCCGGCAGACCCGCGCTCCCACACCCGCTCCCGCACGCCGTCCCATTCGTGCGCCCGGACGCTGACGGTCACGGACTGGTTGTGGCCCTTCTCAGCCAACCACCCCGTATTGATCACGTCCAGCCGGTCAAGCAACCCAAGCGCGGTCTCCCCGGCGCGCACCAACGCGGACGCGCCGACCTCCATCGGCAGCTCGAAGAGCCACCCGCCGACGGCCTCGGGCGACTTAGTGCCCGCCGCCAGGGCCAGCGCGTCGCTCTCCCACTCCGGGATGCAAGGCACGCCCGCCGCCCGCAGGACCGCGCAGATCGGCGACTTCGCGCTGACGGTGATGCGCCGCAGGTAGCGCCGGGCGTGGTGCGCGTGGATGCCGCTGGAACACCCGAGGAACACGCTGCTGTTGCCGTCCGGCTTGCCGCAGGTCACCCCGGCCGCGACGTTGATCCCCAGCACGCCGGCCCACCACGCATTCGCGTCGACCGCGAGCCGGTTCAGGTCTTGCAGCTTCGCCACCGACGAGACCACCTGCGGGCAGTCCGCCTGCCCGGACAGACCCACCCCAAGCAGCGCGTCCCGCCGGGTCACCTCGCCCCAGCCCGCGCGCAGGCCCCGGAAGCGCGTGCACGAAGCCTGCAGCGTGCCGATGAACGCGGCCAAGGCCACCTTTCGCCGCGCGCTGTCAAGGTCATCCCAAGGCCGCAGGATGACGTTGCTGAGATTGCAGAACTGGCCTCCGCCGCTGCCGTCATCGGGCGCCGCGGCATCCTGCCACGCCAGACCAATCTCCACACACGGGTTCGCGCGCAACTCAACGCCCCGGTACGCCATGCGCGCCGGCGAGAAGATGCCGCGCTCGCCTGCCTTCGACGTCTGGAGCACCTGCCACTCATAGTCGAAGCTCTCCCGGGTCAACCCATCGGGCCACACCCAAGAGTCGTTCGCCTGCCCGCGCTCGGCGGGGATGGCCACCCCCAGACCCATCGCCGCCGGGTAGTGCTTCGCCCAGCGCATGGCGTTGTCGCCCCGCGAATCGTCCACGTCGCTGAAGCTGATCATCGCCGACCGCCGGACCCCGCCGACCTGCACGGCCCGCGCACCCAGACACAGCAGGTCATGGCCCTCGACAGGCCGCAGGCGCCGGCCCTCGCGCCCCGCACGCTGGATCGCCGTGCGCAGGCCGTCAAGGTAGCGCAGAAGCGGCTCCGGGCCGGATGCCTCGCCCCCCTTGGTCTTGAGCACAGAGCCGGCGCGCCGAACCCCGGAAGCGTCAAAGACAACGTCATCGCCGGCATACCACGCCGTCACGCCGACGCGCACGGCATCCATCCACCCCTCAGTGCTGTCCTCGACGACGTGCACAGACGGCGGCAAGCCGTTGGGGGCCTTCGGGATCGGCAGCTTGTCAATGAACCGCCGCTCGACGCTGAACCCGAAGCCGGTCCCGTGCATCAGCACATACAGGCACTCATGGAACACCGCGAGCGAGTCCGCCGGGGCGAAAGCGCAGTTGTAGAGCGCGATGTCGTTGTGGTCGAGCACGTC